TATAGCCCTCGCCCGGAATCTATCTAGATTTCCAGACAAAGTTTGCATTTGTACTAGAGAGATGAACATTTTCCCAAACACCTCTGCTTTCACGTACAAGCTCATGTCCCAAGAGTTTAACTCTATTATTATAGTCCATGAGATCATACGACCGGAAAATCCGGCTAGGATATGGAATATCAAAAGTTTTATAAATCTTTTCATATTCACATGTATTACCTAAAATCTCATAACACCTAGATTGGAATAACTGAATATCAGACATCTTTGGTATATTAGGAGAACCGAATAAAATTCTTGCAAACATACGATTCTTATTTCGGTAAGGTAATCCATCAACCCACTTGGATCCTAAGAAAAAGACTCTACTTTGATTAGGAGGACATTCGGATTCCAACTCTATGTCGATCTTGAATATATTCTTAACTATGGTTTGCAGCGCAGAGAATTCTATCTTGTCAACTGTAAATATCATAGTATCATCAGAAGATACCCTCAAAGTAAAGCCACTAGTATTAATATTTAGATTTCGTTTCTTACAATAAGCATGATACGCAATACAAAGTATATACATATTACACAAAGACCCGAAGATAGAGGTTAAACCACTACCTGAAGGTATACCCATACGTTTCGGAGTGTAATTAATCTCAGAATGGAATATAGGTGTTGTAAGAAAATAAGCTATCATGTCCCTGTATATAATAGCTTCATATCTATTTAAACAAATGACTTGTCCTGCTAAAATTGATACACACGTCACAACATAAGCTGTAATATGTACGTCAAAATTTTTGTAATCGATGCATAACTTATGTGACTTCACAAAATGATCTGGTATAGTTGCTATACTCTTTTGATCATATCCATGAACCATACTGGAACCACTATTACCTGTGATTAGATTTTTAATACACAAGTTAAAATAAGTTTCTACGATTACGAAACCGAAAGCAACTGCAAACACTAATCGAGCCTTTAATCCAGAGTCAGTTATCTGACTTCTAAGGAAAGCACCGACCATAGGTGTAAAACAGTCATCTTTAGACACAAATTCACGCAAATTAAATGTTTGATTCTGTATCAGTAAGATAATGTAATAAACATAATTAAGTCTACTACCCTTTCGGATATGTGGGTCTGGTAGTCCAACAGATGCGCGTTTCTTGATTGAGTCAACTACATCTTGAGCGCTAGGTCTAAAGTCGCTACGTCTATTTAAAAAACCATAAGTTCTTATATAGTTAATCGCAAAGTCGTGAGCTTCTTTAGGTACTCTAGGTATAAAATCAGTTGCCATGATTTTCTGACTCTTCTTAACATTTGCCAAGAAAAGATCTTTTGTACCAGAGACCTGTTGTTCTATTTTGTCAAGAAAACTTTTATCATAGTATTTAGACCTTGCCAAATACTTTTCAATCCGTTTAATCCTAACAAATGGGAAATAACGTTTGAAATAGCTACTAACCTTAGGATCTGTCAAATATTTTTTAAAAAGAATCTCTTGCTGACCGAAGTCTGGGAGATACCTCTTAACAAACCCAACAACATAAGATTGATCAATACTATTTCCAAATTTTAACTGATCAGCAGAATACATTCTAAAATGCCTCAGACGCTTATCAACGAAAGAAGTTAGAATGTTGTTTTGTAGTATACTTAAATTATTAAACCTCAAGGGCCCTCTCATTGGAGTAATTTTAATATTTACGAAGA